AAAGCAGAAAAACTTTCGTCAGATGATATGTTCTCTATTGAATACCAGTTCAATTTAAATTCATTACCTGGCCTACTTAGGGGATCTGGTGGTCTTTCAAATTATGCAACATCAAGACAATACATATCTCTTATGGATGATTTCTTTTCCAAAAGTGATACTAGACAAATTCGTTTCAATAGACTTACTGATAAAGTCTACATAGATATGGATTGGGATTCGGCAGTCGATATTGATGATTGGTTAATACTTCAATGTTACAAGAAAATCGATGGGGGAACTTACACAGAAATGTACAATGATATATTTCTTAAAAAATATACAACTGCACTTTTCAAAAAACAATGGGGTGCAAATCTTATAAAATATGAAGGTATGCAATTGCCCGGCGGTGCTACATTGAATGGAAGACAGATTTACGATGATGGAAATACGGAAGTAGAAAAACTAGAAGAAGAATCGCAAATGAGGTATCAATTGCCTGACAACTTTTATGTAGGATAGTATTATGGCAACAAACTCGTACTTTCGTACATTTGATGCAAGAAACGAACAAGAATTATTACACTCACTAACACAAGAATCAATCAAGATATACGGACATGATGTTTCTTATATTCCTAGAACTTTAGTAAATACTGATACTGTTTTAGGAGAGGACTCAATTTCTGAATATAAGGATGCTTACTCAGTCGAAATGTTCATCAAATCGGTAGACGGATTTGAAGGTGAAGGTGATTTAATTTCAAAGTTTGGTCTGGAAGTCCGTGATCAGATTGTGTTCTCACTGGCACGGAGAGCTTGGGAAGGGTTGGATTTGGGGGTTCGGCCTAAAGAGGGAGATCTAGTTTATTTTCCTCTTACCAGCAAGCTCTTCCAGATCATGTTTGTCGAGCATGAAACACCATTTTATCAGAATGGTGCATTACCTACATTCGATTTAACTTGTGAACTGTTTGTTTACTCTGATGAGAAGATCGATACAGATGTTGATGATATCGATGTAATAGAACAGAAACAATCTTTTGTTCGTACATTTGAATTGTCAAGTGTATCTGGAACATTCTCTGAAGGTGAAACAGTTACAGGAGGAACTTCCGCAATTACTGGTGAAGTTGCAAGATGGGATGCTACTACGAGTTATCTATATCTTATCAATATGACAGGGAATTTTACTCTCAATGAAATATTGACAGGAGCAACCAGTACTGCAACTGGAACATATTCAGTTAAACGAACAACAGATGAAACTACTGAAACTCTGTCAACTATTGACTCAGGACAATCAGATAATGTTTCAAGTAATAAACAGTTTGAAATTGATGCAGATTCAGTACTTGACTTTACTGAAGGCAATCCTTTTGGAGATAATCCGTAATGTTTGGAACTTATTTTTATCATCAAACCTCAAGAAAAATGGTGGTTGCATTTGGATCACTATTTAATACAATTGAGGTGCGGAGAACTAATAGTGCAGGGTCAGTCCTTGAAACACTAAAAGTTCCTCTTGCATACGGGCCAAAGGAGAAATTCCTTACTCGTATAAGTGCAGATCCAAATTTAAATCCTGGCGTAGCACTTACTGTTCCAAGAATGGGTTTTGAGCTAACATCGATGACATACGATGGTGTTAGAAAACTCAACACTATGGGAAGAAATGTTGCATCGGGAACTACAGGACTCAAGAAATTATATAATCCTGTTCCCTACAATTGGGATTTTTCACTTTACATATATGTAAAGAATGCAGAAGATGGAACGCAGATTTTGGAGCAAATCCTTCCATTTTTCACACCAGAGTTTACAGTAACAATGAATCTTGTTACTTCTATGGGAGAAAAAAGAGATATACCACTTGTTCTCAATTCGGTTACAAGTGAAGATACATACGAAGGTGACTATGCGTCAAGGAGATCCATTATCTGGACACTTTCATTTTTAATGAAAGGATGGTTATATCCAAACGTAGTAGATAATGCAAAAGTTATCACAGATGTTACCATAGACACTCACTTAATGAGTGCAAAAGCAGCAAGTCCAGAATACATAGTAATGGAAGATAGTACAGATTATAGTACAAATTACATGATTTTAGATAAACATGAGATCGATGTCGCAACCAGAATAAGGGTATTGAATGAAAGTTCGGATGAAGCAATTGCTGAAGGTGCAACTGTAAGTAGAACAAATGTTGTTCCAAAAGATACTTCTGCTTTAACTGATGATGATTTTGGATTCACAGAAACATTCACATTCTATCCAGAAGGCAAGACATACGATCCAGTAGCTGGAACTGATAGTTAATGAAAGTTGAACAATTAGTAGAACAAAGAATAGAAAAAAGTTTAGATCTCGTTGAAAATAACGACAAAAATGAAATAAAAGTTCTAAATACAAACGAGAACAGCCCTCCTGCCGTGATCAATGGGAATGGTGACAAAGATTCAGATTTTCAATATGCTCGTGAAAATTTATATCATATCATTGAGAGGGGTCGAGATGCAATGGATGAACTTTTGGAGATAGCCAAGTCTGAAGAATCTCCAAGAGCATTTGAAGTATTTGGTCAGTTACTTAAAAATATGACCGATTCACAAGAAAAATTAATGGAACTCCACCAGAAGAAACAAAAACTGGAAAACGATGGAGATAGACAGGAAGTCACAAGAGCACAAAATGTGACTAATGCATTGTTCGTAGGAAGTACCGCGGATTTGCTTAAGTTGGTAAAGAAAGAAACGAAAAAAAATGATTGACATATTCAACGCATCCGAAATGATGATGATGGGGCTAGTCCTATTTTCTTCCTTTTGGATATTTTTATTTAACTACAGACAGGACAACAAAGACAAATATAGTGGTCATGGATGGTTGATTGTTTTAGATCTGCTCATTAATATGGGTATGTCTGTAACTGGATATTTACTGATTTCAATTGTATTCACAAATATTCCTCAACTTGCAGCATATGAAGGTTATCGTTACCCTGTAGGATATCTTTTTGGTTTGACTTCAAATGTAAGTATACCAATAGTTCTAAAGTGGTTTCAACAACAAATAACCAAAAAGTTAAATCAAGCAGGAAAGAAGTGAGGTAAATTATGGCTGAACAAAAGAAAGCACCAAAACACGTTGCAGATGAAAATGTAGATGTAATGGAGCTAGAACCAGTAAAGGCGATAGAAATAGAAACTAAAAATCTGGTTGCTTCTAGTAGAGTATTCATCTACACTATAATTGGATTATTAGTATACATGATCTTTATTGTTATTCCAGACATAAATGAAAAAGTTACATGGATGGAAAAAGATCTCAATTCTGTTTTGGTTCAATCAGAACGATTCAAAAAAGGTACTAGAGTTTTTGCAAGAGATCATCAATGTGCATCTTGTCATTTAAGTCCAGATTATTTACTACATAACCTTCTCACTAAATATCCTAGTTTTTCTGATATTAAAGCATTCATGCAAGTAGGACATCAAAGATACTATACAATGCAAACTCCAATTCCAGATGATGAACTTCTGACAATTTATAGGGCATTGAAGTAATGTGGATATTGTCAGGAAAAGTAATAGTTGCATTAGTTTGGGCATTCTGGATGATTGCAGTAGATTCTACTGCTGAAGGAAATCCACCTAATAAACAACTTATACCAGAAAAAGAAGAAATAAAAGAAGAGTACAATCCCACTTATGGAATGACTCTTGCTCGTGTAAAAGAAAGGGGAGTTGTTCTTTGTGGAACAAAAGAAGATTTTCCTGGCTTTTCGGAAATGATATGGACAGACGAGCATGGACATCGATGGATTGGATTTGATGTAGATATTTGTCGTGCAGTTGCAGCTGCAGTATTTGGAGATGCAGATGCAGTAGAGTTTATCGAAGTAGATGGTAAAACAAGATTTTCTTATCTCATTGATGGAACGATTGATGTTCTTTCTGCTGCAACGACATACACTTTTTCAAGAAATGTTCTCAAAAAATTAGAATTTCTTCCAACTACATTTTATGATGGTCAAGGATTTATTGTAAGAAAAACTCTTGGTGTATCTTCTGCAAAACAGATGGATGGTGCAAGAATATGTTTTAGTACAACTGGAACTGCTGCAAAAAACATAAAAGATTTTTTTAAAAAACATTTTATCAGTTATGTTCCAGTAGAAGTCGAATCTCCAAGTAGACCAAAAAATGTTTACTTAAAGGGAGAATGTGATATGTACGGAACAGATCGTTCTGGACTTGCATCAAACAGACTTCAATTTGATGATCCAGAATGGCACATAATTTTACCAGAGATTATTTCAAAAGAACCACTAGGGCCAGTAGTTAAATACGGAGATCAACAATGGTCTGATATTGTAAGGTGGTCGGTTTTTGTTCTGTTCATTGCAGAAGAAATGGGATTAAACTCAGAAAATATAGATAGATTTAAAAATAATATTGATCCAAACATACAAAGATTTATGGGGGAATTGAATGGAAAAAATCATCCTCATCTTGGATCAAAACTCGGCCTGGGCGAAACTTGGTCATACGATATAATTAAACAAGTAGGAAATTACGAAGAAATATATG